GATTTTATTTTTAACAGAACCAGTAAAGAAATCATAGAAAATTATGAAAAAATATTTGAATTACTACCTAAAGACAAAAAAGTTTTTATAAACTCAGTGTTGCCAGTTACATACCAATATACAGAGAATTCCGATAAAATTACTATTAAACAAATTGTAGAATTGAATCATGAATTGAAAAAATTTTGTAGTCTAAAACCAAATTGTGAATTCATTAATTCTTATGGATTATTTGCAGATTCGGCAGGATTTTTAAAAAAATCCTATGATACTGGAGATGGAATACATCTTAATACTGAGGGATATAATCTCTTGATTAAGATATTGAAAGTTAAAATTAATTGAATTTAAACAATTAAACCTTTTTTGAAACTGCCTCACGGCAGTTTTTTTGTGCCTGTGAGATAGTAATTATGAATAACAATCGAGTGGAAGTACATGTCAGTGCAAAAACTTCTGAGCTCAAGGAAGGGATGCAAGATGCTGAAAAAATAGTTTCAGATGCTTCCAAGAAAATTGAAAGCACTGGAAAGAGTATCGATTTTAAACTTGATCTTTCAAATCTAAAGTCAGAGTTAAATGGTTTTGCAACAAGCCTTTCGGATAAATTTAAGACCGTAGGCAATGATATTAAGAGTTCGCTGACTAATGGCCTATCTTTAGTCAGAGGCGGTTTTTTTGTTGGTATTGGCCAAGAGATTGCTAGAAGTGCAGCGGAAGCGGTTGCAGCAATTCCTGATCTTGTATCTGCAGTGGGTAAGGCTTCAAAAGAGTTAGAGATTCAAGCCCGATTAGCAAACTCGAATACTTTAGAATTTCAAGAATGGGCATTTGCTGCCAAAAAAGTAAACGTGGAGCAGGACAAGCTATCGGACATCATGAAAGATGTAAACGATAAGTTTGGTGACTTCATGCAAACTGGTGGTGGTGAGATGGCTGATTTCTTTGAGAAGATCGCGCCAAAAGTCGGTGTCACTGCCCAACAATTTAAAGGCTTATCTGGTCCGCAAATCCTAGAAAAGTACTACCAGACTTTGCAAAAAGCCAATGTGTCACAGGCTGAAATGACTTTCTATATGGAAGCCATTGCGAACGATGCAACATTATTAGCTCCATTATTGGATAACAACGGTCAAAAATTAAAAGAGTACGCTAAACAGGCTCATGATTTAGGCGTAATCATGAGTGAAGATGCCATAGCTGCTACCAAAGAATTTAATACGTCCCTTGAGACTGTCCAAACAACACTTCAAGGAGTATTAACCCGTATTGCAGCACAAGCAGCTCCATCCCTTATTGAATTAGCTAATCAATTTTTAACTTTTGCGGTTGATTCCAAGGATGCCATTGATGATTCAATTAAATCGATTATTGGCATTTTTGAAAGCTTGTTTAGCATTCTAAGTGAGCAGTTCACAACGATTGGAGCAATTTGGAGTGACTTGACTGGAAGCATTGGAGACGATGCAAATAAACAGATTGGCTTTATGGATGCTATATCTGTAGTACTACGAGCATTAGGTGTTGTAGTTACCGGCTTTCAGGTAGGCGTTCAATCTGCTTTTGCAATCATTCGTGCCGTTGTAGTCACGGTATGCCAAGCTTTAATCATTGCTTTTAATGGCCTTATGGCTGGCTTTGATATGGTACGAAGTACTATTCAGTATGGTCTGGATGTATTACAGGTAAAGTTTCAAACATTTGGTAGCGTTGTAAATAACATCCTCCATTTTAACTTCTCAGGTGCAAAATCGGCATGGGAGGGTGGTTTATCTCAGCTTGGTAGTATTACTGATCGTTATACAAACCAAATGAAAGGACGAATGGCTGACCTGAAAAACTCTTGGAATGCAGGAGCCACTACAGCAGCCAATTCACTTGTCACGGCTGGTAAAAGAATTCTTGAAGTTACAACTGCTGGCAATCAGAAGATTACCAACTATGTATTTAAGGATCCTACTAAACCTTTTGAGCCACCTAAACCACCTAAGCTAGGCCTAGGTACTGCACCACCAAATACTAAACTTGGTATTGGTACTGGGGAGAAGGACGAAAAAGGCGGCTCTAAATCGTCTGCAAAATCTAAAGCAGAACAAGAGGCTAAGGAACGGCAGCGACAAGCTGAACAGGCAGCTAAAGCACTTGCTGATATTCGGTATAAATATGCATCCGAAGAAAAGAAAGTGGCTCTAGATCTTCAAAAGGCGTTAGATGAGATTGAAAAATCCAAGATGACTGCAGATGAAAAAGCTGCTGCGAAAGTCAAAGCCGAAAAGGATGCATCCGACAAGATCATTGCTATTCGTTTAAAAGAGTTTGAGGAATACAAAAAAGCTCGTGAAGAACAAATAGACAATTATCAACAGCAAGCACAGCGCCTTTATGAAATTGAAGCGGCACGGATCCAAGCTGAATTTGATGCCAAGAAAATTTCAAATGTCCGTAAAGTTCAGTTGGAAAAACAGCTTGAAGATCAATTACGTGAAATTAAACGGCAAGGTCTTTTAGAGCGTTTAGCTTTGGAAAATGAGCAGACCAACATTACTGGCAAACAAGGTAATCAAAACCAAATCACAAACAACATTTCTGATTTAGAGACAGACCAGAAAGTTGCTGACACTAAGTCTATGGGCTTAATCAGTGATGCGGAAATGAAAGACTTTGAGGCCAAGTTCGGTGGCTTTACTTCTCGACTTTCTAACCTTTGGGATCAGGGTATTCAGTCTCTTATGAATGGTACCCTCACTTGGAGTAACGCAACTAAAGCAGTGCTTGCTGACATGGGGCAATTTGCCTTGCAAACAGCTACTAAAGAGCTACAAGGCTGGTTAAGAATCCAAGCTATTAAATTGGCTCGTAAACTTGGATTTGTCGGTGCTGAAACAGCCGCTGAAGCTTCTGGCCAAGCTGCTCAAACAGGGGCAACCATTGCAGGTGAAGCAACACGTACCAGTGTTACTGCAGCTGGTGGTTTAGCTCGTTTAGGCTTAAAAGCTGCTGAAGCTATCAAAGGCATCATGATGTCTGCATGGGAAGCAATGGCCGGAGCTTTTAAAGCGATGGTCGCAATTCCATATGTTGGTCCAATTCTTGCCGTTGGTGCAGGTGCGGCTGCTTTTGGTTTAGTGGCTGGACTTGCTGGAAAGATTAAATCTGCTCGTGGCGGTTACGACATTCCTGCCGGTGTAAACCCTATGACGCAATTGCACGAAGAAGAAATGGTATTGCCGAAACAGCATGCCAATACCATTCGTGCCCTAGGTAAATCTATGGCCAATGGTGGTCTGGGAGGTGGTGGCGAGAACACTGCACAGCCCGTTATTTTCAGTCCTACCATTCAGGCTTGGGATTCAAAGGATGTTCGACGCTTCTTCAAGAAGCATGGTAGTGAATTAGCAGACAGTCTTAAGGGCTATAACCGTAATTTTGGTAAATAAGGAGGATTCATGTCAGACGTATTGTTTCCAGAATTACCCGGTCTTGAATGGGATACATCTATTACTCCCATGTTTAACACCAAAATCATGACCTCCATTAATGGCCGGGAGCTTCGAGCAAGCTTTCAGGCCTCACCTAAATATGAAATCTCGTTGTCTTACGCATTCTTGCGCGAAAATAAGGGGAGAAAGGAATTGCAGCAACTTCAAGGATTTTATTTAGAGCGCCGTGGGGCATTTGATTCCTTTCTTTATAAGATGCCTGATGACAATGAGTTTAGTTGCACTTTTATTGGTGATGGAACTGCTACAACTTTCCAGTTATACAAGGATATGTACACAAGCCAATTGCCTCTAGGTAATACAGAGGAGCAGATTGTAGGTGAAGTAGATCCCAACATGTGGAATCAAACACCAGCCAAAACAATGTGGAACACAAACCAAGAAAAGCTTATGTGGAATAACGCAACTGCTCAGATAACGAGTGACGGTAAATATGTACTTTCACAGCCGATCGAGGAGGGTGTAAAGGTAACTGTAACGGGTACTTTTTACTACCGTTGTCGTTTTAAAGATGACACACAGCAATATGTCAACTTTATGCATAAGCTTTGGAAAGCTGGGAAGGTTGAATTAATTGGTTCTTTGGGGAATAAGATATGAGACAGGCCTCTCCAAAACTTATAGCCTTGTTAGATGCTGATCAGTTCATCATGGCCGATCTTTATACTATTACGACCATACAAGGTATTGAGTATCGCTATACCAACTATGACGTTCATTTGACGGTGCAAGGCAAAGAGTTTCGTGCTGATGGACCAATCATAAGTCGAGAAGGAATAAGCCTTTCCTTGGGTATTGAAGTTGATAATCTCTCTATCAAAATAGAAACCAATGAAAGTACTAAATTTGGTGACGTACCTGTAGCTCAGGCATTTCATAACGGCGTTTTAGATGGTGCTCGTTTCAAGCTTGAACGTATTTTTATGGATATAAATACTCCTACTGATACGAGTGCCGGCACGTTAGTTTTATTTGAAGGTCGCATTGTTGAGCCGGAACTCGATCGTTATGAAATTAACGCTAGCGTGGTTTCAGAAGTGGATGACTTAAAACTTCAGATGCCAAGGAACTTATACACACCAGGTTGTTTAAATACGCTGTTTGATGGTGCTTGCGGGTTATCAAGAGATAATTTTTCGGTAACTACTTCAGTGCAAGCAGGTAGTACTACTAATCGTATTTTGTGCAATTTAAGTCAGCCTCAAGGTTGGTTTACCCAAGGTGTTGTGGAGTTCGTCAATACAGGAATCAAGCGAACAGTCAGATTGCATGAGTCGGGTGCTCTGTTATTAACGTTACCGCTTCTTGAAGTGCCGAGTGTAGGGCAAACAATTAAAGTTTATCCAGGGTGTGACAAACGACTCGATACATGTGACAACCGATTTAACAACCGTTCTCGGTTCCGTGGTGCACCATTTGTACCTGTACCTGAAACGTCCGTCTAATACATTAATATTTAACTAAAGCCCTGCCTAAAAACAGGGCTTTTTATTTGGGAAATATATTATGGCAGTTCCTGATAAAGACGCCCTGATTGGGCCTACGGTCACAGAGGCACAATTTAAAACCAATCTTGGTGCAATTGTGGATTTCATTAAACCAATTGAATCTCAAAGCCCTAACTATGCAACCACTGCTTTGCTGACTGCTTCAAGACCCGTTAAAAACCAAAGTTATGCAAAAGCCCTAGATACAGGGAAGGTATGGTATTGGAATAAACCAGCAGGATCACCAGAAGGAAATTATTGGGTAGAGACTGAGCTAAGTGATCTTGATCAGGCAATAACCTATACAGATGGGCAATTTAATCTAGCAATAAAAAGAGCAGTTTTTGAAACTTTATCACAGCTATTTGGACTGGCTAAATCAGACGATCCAACTAAAATTGGAGTTTTGTTGGACGGTGTTGGTCGGATCTTGTTGGGTTATGACCTAGAAAAAGATACAGGTATTTATGCGGGGATGCTTGAGCAAGTTGTTGAAATTGTACCGGGGCTTAAGCTTTATAACGATGGTCGATATTTAGGTTTGTTAGGTGATTCTAGTAGGCAGATATTGATCGGTTATGACATGCTGAATGATGTGCCAATTATTGCTGGACTTGAAGAGCTCATCGCGGGGCTAGAGCTACCAAATCAAAAACCCCTCGTGAAGGCTGTTAATCACATTCTGTTTTATGGTCAATCTCTATCAGTTGGAGCAACAGCAACCACGATTCTAAGTTCGTCACAGCCTTATTTTAATGTGACATTCGACACGGGCCCACGCAAGGACTCAGCTGCAAATTCAGTCATTCCACTGGTTGAGCAATTTAATAATCCAAGTTCAGATGGCTATGATAATCGCGGAGAGACCTGTTGTTCCGGTGCTGCAAATTATGCAAGCCGCGCAATGATGCTTGAAAATGGGATTGATCCTCATGATCACGTAATTTTTGCCTCAACTGCTGGACATGGTGGTTATCGAATCGATCAACTTGAAAAAGGTACAGCTTGGTACAATTTTTTTATCGAGCATGTGTCTGAAGCAAAACGTCTAAATGGTGATGATTACAAAGTTCAAGTCGTGTGTTGGGTTCAAGGTGAGAATGATGCAATAACTAGCACTCAAACACCTTATAACGTTTATCGAGAAAAATTAGAGAAGCTGCAAGTTGATGCAAATGCCGACATCAAGGCCATTACTGGTCAGACAGATGATGTGAAATTCATTACATATCAAATGAGCTATGCTGCTAGAACATGGGCGGATCAAGCTCTTGTTCAACTGCATCTTTGTCAGCAATCAGATAAGTTTTTGATGGCTACACCTGTGTATCACATGCCGTATGCAATTGACAATATTCACCTTACAAACGTTGGTTACAAGTGGATGGGGGCTTATTTTGGCCGCGCATATAAACAGTTAATTGTTGATAACCGTAAGCCTGATTTCATTAATCCTAAAGTGGCTCAACTAATCGGTGATGAAATTCATATCAACTTTGACGTGCCGAAGGCCCCTCTTGTACTTGATACAACAACTTTAGCTTTAACAACTGATCACGGATTTAAAGTTCTTGTAAATGGATCAAAGGCCACTATCTCAAATATTACGGCGCAAGAAGATAAGGTAATTTTAAAGATTTCCGAACCTCCAACTGGCGAAGTCAAAGTCCGGTATGCGCTTGATTATCTCGGTACTGGAATAAATTTAACGGGTGGAGCTTCTGGCAATCTTCGTGATTCAACTACAGATCAAATCGAGATTGCTGGGGTTATGAAACCACTTTATCACGTATGTCCACATTTTGAATTAACTGCATTTGTAGACAAAGGAATTTAAGAATGAATCAATTATTTTTCCAAGCAAAGAATTTTGTGAGCAAACGTTCTCTACCAAAACTATCAAATGTAGAAGACCTTCTTCCGAATTATGAATTTGAATCATATGGCCATTGGTTGTTTGGTGGGGATTCATCATCACTAATTGATGTTGTAAATGGCAAATTGCTTGCATTACAGGGTGGTGCGACAGTTCAGCCTGTTTATACAGATAATTCAGTAACACTCTCAATTGCAAATGGTAATGCGCTTATATCTGACTTGATTGATTCTTCAAATCAGAGTGTAACGTTGTGTACAGTTGTAAAATGTTCGTCTACAGCATTGTCAATCTTGTTAGGTAACTTGGTCCCATTCGGTTCGACAGCAAGCAGTGGCCTTGGAGGATTTGCTAGTGCAGGAAAAGCATACCTGACTCTGAAAGCAATAACCGGGACGGGTGGTGCAGGCATTGGATCACTAACACCAGCTGCATCAATCACACAAACCAATAATTTCTTTATTGCAATTAGTGTTGATAAAGCAACTAAGAAAGGAATTGTTTATGTTCAGCAGGCTGGAACTGAGTCAAGTAATGAAGCTACATATGCATCTCCAAGCTATGACACGGCCTTAAATAAATTTGGGATTGGTAATGTCGCATATACAGGCGCAGCAGGATCTGCGACATATAATGAAGCAGTTATTTTTGATAAGGCTTTAACTTTGGACGAGATTAAAGCTGTCGCTTCGCGTGCTAAGGACCGAATGAAAAATCGTGGAATCACTTTTTAAGTAACTATATTTAGCCCCTTAATTGGGGCTTTTTTATTTCCGAGGGGAGTATGAAAAATCTCGAAGCAGTTCAAGAAGCCTTAACTTGGCTCGGTACCCCATATCATCATCAAGGGCGTATTAAAGGTGTCGGTGTGGACTGCGGAACATTGATCTGTGAAGTCTACGAGAAAGTAGGGCTCATGGATCACCTAGATCCGCGACCATATCCACCAGACTGGCACATGCACCAGATGGGACAACGCTATTTAGAGCTCATTTTAGGTGTATGTGATCCGATTGAAGGGCCACCACAACCCGGGGATATAGTTTTATACCACTTTGGCAAGTGTATCAGTCATGGTGCAATTGTGATTGAGTGGCCACAGGTCATTCACAGTTATATCCATCAGGGAGTCATTATCCAAGATGGAACAAAAGGAAGTTTAGCCCGGCGAATTGCCGGGTTTTTTCGTATGAAGAGGCTTAAATAAATGGGTGGATTATTTGGTAGTACTACAATTAGTACAACGGATACCCGTATTAACTCTATGCGGATCCAGCAGTCAGCTTATGGGCTTTGCCAGCCATTGGTTTATGGCAAAACCCGTGTAGCGGCTAATATGTTTTGGTATGGAGATTTTACAGCTACACCTCATACAACAGTTCAAAAGTCTGGTGGTAAGGGTGGGGGTACAAAAACCAGTAATACCACCTTTAGTTATAGCGCCTCTCTCATGCTCGGTTTATGTGAAAACCAGATTAAAAAGATTGGCCTAATTTGGGTAGATAAAGAACAATATGTACCTAAACAACAAGGGTCTATTACTTTAGATCCCATCGATCAGTTAAAATTTGAATTATTCGATGGAAATAATAATCCGCCGTGGGGATGGTTAGTATCAAAGCATCCAGAACAGGCAATTAACTATCCATATTTGGGATACGTGGCATGCGCTAATTATGAGATGGGGAACAGCGCCAGCCTTTCAAATCATAATTTTGAAGTGATCAGTACTATCACATTATCTGACACAATTGATGATGCTAATCCGGCAGATGTTATTGAAGATTTCATCACTCATCCACGTCATGGTGCAGCCCCAAATCTTAATATTGCGGATCTTGAAGAGTTTAGAACCTATTGTCGAGCAGCTAATCTTTTAATTAGTCCCGCATTCACAGAACAACGTCCAGCGTATGAAACTATCAATGAGATTGTCGAGGCAGTTAATTGTGCTGTGGTACCAAGCCCAGATGGCTTAAAGATACGCTCTTTCGGGGACTCTGCAATAACGGGTAACGGCGTTACCTTTACACCTGATCTCACACCGGTTTACCACTTAACTGATGATGACTTTATTGGCGATGATGAGCCAGTACGTGTGCGCCGTAGCCGTGATACAGATGCCTATAATCATGTGCAGATTGAATACATTAATCGCTATAACCAGTACAACACTGAAACTACAGAAGCCAAGGACCAAGCAAATATTGAAATGTTTGGCTTGCGTACCGAGGATCCTGTGGAATGCCATTATTTTTGTGAGCCAAAAATAGCCCGCCATGCTGCACAACTTCGCTTACAACGACTGCTTTATGTTCGCAATGAGTATGAATTTGATTTGGGATGGAAGTACTGCCGACTAGAGCCAATGGATATTCTTACGTTAACTGAATCGGGATTAGGGCTTGATAAATTCCCGGTACGTATTACTCGTATTGAGGAAGATGAAAGTGGCATGTTAACCGTTACTGCAGAAGAGTTATCTATCGGTTCAAGATCTGCCATTGAGTATGACTCTCAAGCGTCTAATGGGTATCAAGGCGGGAATGAAGAGCCGGGCAATGTGAATGCCCCATCTATATTTGAACCACCAATGGATCTAACAGACGGCAAGAAGCAAGTTTGGGTTGCTGTCTCGGGCGGGGCTAATTGGGGTGGATGTAATGTTTGGGTGAGCCTTGATAATACGACATATGAAATGATTGGCACAATTTATGGATCGGCACGTTATGGGCAGCTTGTTACAACAATTGATGCAGATGATACGACATTACAAGTTGAGCTAAATACAGCAAGCCAGATCTTCAGCGGAACATTAGAAGATGCTCAAGCTGACCAAACACTTTGTAAAGTGGGGGATGAGTATTTTAATTATCAGGTAGCCACCTTAAACGGATCTGGTCTTTATACCTTAAGTGATGTTTTACGTGGACGTTTTGATGATGCACAAAGCCACAACGCTGGTGAGCCATTTGTTCGTTTGGATAAAGCTATATTCAAATATCCGTACAATGAGGGTCTAGTAGAAAAACAAATCTTTTTAAAGTTCACAAGCTTTAATGGTTTGGAACGTAAGGAGCAAACCTTAGATGAGGTTACGGCGTATAGCCATACTCTAAGTGGCGGCCGTCCAGCAGGTGTTAAAGGTCTTTCCCTCCAATCACCGTTTGTTGGTACCACTTTCAAGGTTCAATGGCAAAGCTCAACTGGTGCAGATGGCTATCGTGTTCAGGTCTGGTCTAATGGGACAATGATTCGTCAAGTTGATACAACTAATACGGATTATAGTTATTCGATCGAAGAAGCCAAACAAGACGGTTTAGGCCGAGCTTACACAATTCGAGTGGCCAGCAAAAATGGTGACCAAGTTAGTACCTTTGCTGAATTGAGTATTAGTAATCCGGTTCCGCCAGTACTTCTCAATGTGTACACAGCAGCAACTGTAGATTCTATTACGGTGAATTGGGTGCCTAGTGAAGTACCGGATCTGAAAGACTATGCAGTGTGGCTAAGTCCAACACCTAATTTTGATCCAACTCAAATGCCGCCGTCATGGACCGGCACAGATCTAACAACTACTTTTGGAGGACTACAACCAACTACCCCATATTACATTCGTGTTGCTGCAAGTGATGTATGGGAAAACACAGTCTGGAATTATACAAATCAGATTACTCAAAGTACTTCTGAAAGTTAATTTAAATTTTTACATAGCACCCAAATGGGTGCTTTTTTTTGCCTACTTCTGGAGTAAAAGGCATGGAACCAGTTTCTACAAGCGGTTTAACAGCAATTTTAAAATTTTATGGTGCAGCAATTATGGTGACTCTAGCTGTCGCATTGGTTGCAGCAGTTGTATTAATGACTCGTATGCCACGCTCACCACAAGAGTGGGGCGTAGGCTTGATCTGTACGGTTGTATCAAGTTTGGCTGGCGGCTCATTCATTATTGTGAAGTGGGGACTTCATGAATGGGTTACTGATGTATGGGGGATGATTGCTCTGGGTGGTTTCTTCTTTGTTTGTGGTTTACCCGGTTGGGCTTTGGTCCGTTGGATTTTTAACTTCATAGATAAACAGGAAGGGAAAACGATTGTTGAAGTGATTAAAGAGTTTAAGAAAGCCAGAAAAGACATTGAAAACAGTTAATGCCGCCTTCGGGCGGTTTTTTTATATCTGAAGGAAACCGAAATGAATATTGAAAAATATCTTGATGAATTAATTAAGCGTGAAGGCGGGTATGTAAATAACCCAGCTGATCGGGGCGGTGCAACTAAATATGGCATCACACAAGCTGTTGCGCGTGAAAATGGCTGGAATGGCAATATGAAAGATTTGCCGCTTGATGTGGCCAAAGCTATTTACAAGAAGCAATACTGGACAGCTCCGCGATTTGACCAAGTAAATGCTGTTTCTTCTGCAGTAGCTGAAGAGCTTCTAGACACTGGTGTGAATTGCGGTACCGGATTTGCAAAACCTCTTTTACAACGAGCTTTGAACTTGCTTAATAACCAAGGTAAAGCTGGATATGCAGATTTAGAGGTTGATGGTGTTTATGGCTCAGCAACGCTAGGTGCCCTTAAAACATACTTGTCAAAACGTGGGAAAGAAGGTGAGAAGGTTCTGGTGCGAGTGCTCAATATTATGCAAGGGCAACGCTACATTGAAATCTGTGAGCGTAATCCAAAGCAGGAACAGTTTTTCTATGGCTGGATTGCTAACCGGATCGGCTAGCATGAAAATCTTTCACAGTAAGCGAACTAAGTTTGCTTCGATTATTACTGTGCTGTGTATTCTATTATCGGGCTGCACAGCCCATACGATCAAAAATAATATTAGAGTCAGCATTTGCGTACAGTGTGTTGTTAATTGACATTTTGTACCAACTACCTAAGGTTGGCCAAAGCAGCTGCAGTATTTGGCCAACTTCTCGATATTAATTTAAGTTATTGAAAAATAGTAACTAGAGAAAAAATAACATTTATGTTTGATTGGCATTTTGTATCAAAAAATAGAAGAGTAATTAAAATAGCCTTTTTCTTCTGAGAATAATTTTGCGCAAAAATATCAATATTAAGCAAATATGAGCATAAATTTGCGCAATACACTTAACTTACTTGAACGATGGATTGATGTATCATTATTAAAATTACTTTGAATTATTGTTATGTCTTCACAGTTAATCAAAATTCATTATCATGCATATTCTCGCGTTGCAGATCTATTAGCAGATCTAGATAAGAAAGGAGAGGTCACTAAAATTTATGACCTCAATGGCAACGAATTAAAAATTAATTTCTTGCGTGACGAAGTTTATTATAAAAAAGTCTGGTGGCATTTTCAGAAGAAGCAAGGCGGTTAAACCGCCCAGCTATCCACAATATTAGCCCAGTCCTGTAGCATTTTTCGCCTGCTTTCTAAATATTTGGCATGGTTATATGTGGCCCTAGTTTTATTACCATCTGCATGCGCTAATTGTTTTTCAATCCATTTGTCATCGTAATCCTTTTCATTTAACAAGGTTGATGCAGTGGCACGAAAGTCATGAGCAGTGACATCAGACAAGCCAATGTAATCGAGCATTTTATTCATTGTAGTAGCGGAGAGCATCCCATCTTGATAGATGGCTGGAAAAACATATTCACGATTACCTACAATGTTGCGCTGTTCTTGAAGAATATTAAAAACTTGGTCAGACATAGGAACGATATGAATACGTTTCTTTTTCATCATCTCTTTTGGGAATGTAATTGTTCTAGCTTCAAAATCAACATATTCCCATTTCATGCGGCGGATCTCGATAGTCCTGAGCATAGAGTAGAGCATTACAAGGCCAGCATTTTTAACTGTAGTAGATCCACCATAGCTATTTAATTTATTTCTAAGTTGCACAGCCTCATATTTTTCCATGGGTCTGGCATGTTCTATTTCGGGACGTTCTACAACGTTTTTAACGGCATAGGTTGGATCATAGTCGGCTCTAAGTGTGGCGATTGCATAACGCATTACGCCGCCAATAAAAGTACGATTTTGAATTGCTGACACTTCGCCAGTACCATGGTTTTTTTGACGCTTAACTCGTGCAATCGTCTTTTTCATGATAGTCAAAACGTCTGCTGAGGTGACTTCTTTAATATCCTTATCACCAATAACTTTTAAAATATCTTTATCTAAGGCGCGTTGAAAAGCTTCTTGATACCTTTCTGAACGATTATTTAATTTTTCTGCTTTATATTCTGCAGCAACATGTTTAAAGAGAACCCTATTGTCATACTCATCAGATTTAGCCTTTTTTTGGTTTTCTTTTTCTTCAACTGGATTTATACCGCTTGCAACTAAAGATTTAGCTTCATCTCTTTTAGTACGGGCTTCAGCTAATCCCACAATAGGGTATTCACCTAAGCTCATCATTTGTGTTTTTTTGAGCCATTGAAAACGATAGCGCCAATACTTCTTGCCATTAGGTTTTATTTCAACACACAAACCATCGGAATCACCAAGCCTATAAAGCTTTTCTTTCGGTTTTGCACTTCTAATTTTTGAGTCACTTAACAT